AGCGACATTTCCTAATACTATTATTATTGCAGGCAATGTTACTACCGGAGAAGCCTGTAAAGATCTAGCCGAATGGGGAGCTGATTTAGTTAAGGTCGGCATCGGGCCAGGCCAGGTCTGTTCAACTAAGAACAAGACTGGATTTCATATGCCTATGTTTACTGCGATAATGAGTTGTGCAGACGTATCCCCCGTACCGATTATTGCTGATGGCGGATTTCGTGAGAACGGTGATATTGCAAAAGCATTAGTTGCTGGTGCTACGTTCTGCATGATTGGTGGTATGTTTGCTGCCTGCTCGGATTCCCCAGCGACAATGGTGAACGGTAAAAAAGAGTATTACGGCAGTGCTTCTGAGAGAAACAAGGGATCCGTTAGGAACATCGAGGGATTCACTACTCATCTAACACCTACTAACACTATTACTAGTAAAGTACGAGAAATTCAAGAAGACTTGCAGTCCGCTATTAGTTATGCCGGCGGAAAAGATCTTTCTGGGCTTGACCTTTCTAAAGTACAATATAGAATTGTTTCACCATGAAAATATTGAGTAACGCTGAACACGCAAAGCTGCTAAAGGCTAATCGAGACGCATATCAGGAGGGATATGATAAGGGTCGTTCTGATGCCCATGAATCAGATTTCATTCAAGACATTTCATTTAATGATGTCGAGTATGTATTTGATTTTCGCAACCCAGGAGTTAGAGTGTTTAGTATTGAACGTTCTGATGTCGGTACTGATAAAGAAGAAACTGTTATTGGTTACCTTGACGTAGAAGGTATTGTAAGGCTATGGCATTTTCATTGCTCGCGGACCCACCACAATAAACTTGTTGAACAATGGAATCAAGCCAAGCAATCGCCTTTTGTAACTAAAAAGAAATAATTTATGAGCAAAGAAGAATATGTACAACTCGAGGCTGTCAGGGAAGCTCTCGAAAAGGTAGTCAAGGACGAGAATGCTATTGAAAAGGTTCTCGATCTTTTGAGTGATGCTACAGTAGCAGTGGATCAAGCAAAGCAAGCTGAAGAAGCAGAAGTTGCTGGTTCCGTCGCAGAAGACGAGGGTTCAGATGAACCCAAGATTAAGAAGCAATACGTTATCCTTGTTTCTGATAAGGATGGGGAAATTAAGCGAGATCTTGTTGGTTGGGTGCTTCAGATGCCCGAAAACGAAGATAGTCGAGACATCGTTGAAAGCATTAAGAAAGGCGCTTACAATTATAATGCTTCGAAGAAAGGCCGTAAGTACCCTGTTGGGTCTATTGGTTCGGCAATTGAAGGCTGTGGTAGTAAGTTCTTTAAGCCTTATAACATTAGTATTAAGACTAAAGAACCAGTACTCGTTATTACGACAAATAACGTTTTGCCTCGCTCATAAAAACGAAAAGCCCCGAAAGGGGCTTTTTTTATGGAGCTGGTACAAGTCTTGGTGTGACTACATTACTACCAGGGCCGTTAGGGAAGTTAGTTGGTAGACCATCGGCCCCTACAGAAAATAGTACCGGTGGCGGAACTCCTATAGTCTGTATTCTACCATTTAATGGAGTTTCAGCTCCAATACCGTCCTTATCTGCATTAAGTGTGCCAATAGTATTAGCTGCGTGAGTTGAAAAGTCATTAGGGCCGATTGGTGTAGAGCTCTTAAGAGTAAGAGGTATATTTTTAAACGCGTGAGAGTGAGGCTGAGCAATAGTTAACGTACCTGCACCTAAAGTGTTAAGATTTAAAAAACTACCCGGAGCTACAGCTACAGCTATAACAGTAGGCTCAGTAGCTCCGCCACCAGGTAATACCGGTAATGAAGGTATTTCGAGTACTAAATTACCTAAAGCATCAGTGTTTAACACGGCCCATCCACTGCCCAAAGCTCCTGGTAGTCCGGTTGGATTAACTAAAGGACCGGTAGCTATTATCTGAGTATTTTCTGTAACTTGATATTCAATTGGTGCCGTAATATGATTGACAAATAACTCTCCTTCAACATAAGCTCCGCCGCCTATTATAACGTTTTTAGAAACCCCTACTGTACTATCAAACACTATTTGACCGCCTAGTAAATTTTTAAACTGTAACGCGTTTGCAGAAACGGTAATTATATCTCCGTTAATATCGATTTGACCATCTTTGGAACCTATATTAATCATTGCGTCAGCTCTTACATCAACAATAGAGCCTTGTAATTTTATATTACCTAGAGTCTGTACTGTAGCACCGCCCGCCCCGGACTTAATATTGAGCCGGTTCATTGCAAAAATATCATAATTACCACCGGGAGTATCCGGTACATATAATTGCTGTATTGTAGGTATGCCGGTAGGTAAAGCAGCAAAATTACCCGCTAATAAATTAGGTTTTATTGAACCTATTATTTCTTTACCGGTTAAAGGTATATAAGGGAGTATAGAATAGGTAGCTGCAGTATTAAGTGTTAAACCGACAGTCGCTACTCTGTGCTTAGTAATAAACTCAAAACTGTTACCCCCAAACCCCATTTTCTTTTCTTGCTCTGACAGACTAGTAGTAATTTGAGAAAGAGTATTTTGTATAGTTGTTGCAGAAACATCTCCAGTCAACTTAGAGTATAAACTATTCCACTGACTATTGGCCTGTATGTTAAAATTACCTACTTTTAACCAGTAGTCTCCTTGTACAATATGATCGTTATCTCTACCTATATAGATGCTATTATGGCCATTAATTGTTTCAAATTTATCTTTTAATGTTAATAATTGAAAGTTTTTTGGATTGAATAAAGCAGTAAATTGATTGTTAAGTTCGTAGAAACCGCCGTTAAAATGAGTGACTTTATAAGATTCTCTATCAGTAGTGTTAATAATCTCTATTGCAGCGCCCCGCTGATTGAGTACTAATTTATTACGATATGTAGAAGAGTCTATAGTGGGTTCTTTTTGTACTCTTTGAGTTTTATTTTCAAATGTGCCTGGATAATCAGGGTATGTATCATCTCCTGCTTTAAATATACTTTTAAACTCGTCTTCTCCAAAAGTAGTTCCCATATATACAGGATAATGAGGTATACCTTCTCTAAAAAATACCCAGACATGTGCGCCTACATTCGGCACAGAAAATAACCCTTTAGCTGCATTAGAATAAGTAGACGGTTTATAATTGTTAGAATATTGATTAAAATGCTGGCTGTTTATTTTAGCCGTATTACCAAAAGCATCGCTTACTGGATAGCTTTCATATAGAGCTCCTGGCTTATTACCTTTACCTTCAGGATCTATTTGAGTTGCAGATGAAGACGAGGTAAAATTAGTATTAGGCTGCCCATAAAATAAAGGAGCATCAGATACCGTATTTGTATCAGAGGGGGAATTATAGTAGTTTGCAGTAGACGCCCCCGCTATAGGGCTACACATTTCTGCCCACGGTAATGTATCTCTTAAGTCATCTATTACACTACTAAGATCCTCTCCGCCTGGAGTTCCGGGAAAACTAAATGAAAAGTCTTTTTTTAATTGATTCCATTTATTGTATATAGTACTAGATATGTGCGGTATCCAAACTTTAACTCTACCTCTATATTCAGGATCGTTATTTTGTACTACTATACCGAGATAAATAGAATTAAAAGTTTGCATTAATTACTAGGAGATTTAAATGTATTAACTTTAGTTATTGCTGTGTTACCCTTAATATTTTTCACTTGAGTGTTTATAATTACAGCTGAATTGTTATTAAGCCCTGTTAGCGCGTTATTAGATTGATATTTAAGCGTAGTTGCAACGTTACCCTTGCTTACGACTTTATTTAAATCTTGTACTGCAGCTTTTGCTTGTTGCGCAGAGGTAGCAATACTTGTTATTTTTTGCGTCTCTGTATTAATTGTACCAATTACACTATCTACTCCCGCTCTTACTTGGTTAACAACATTAACTACAGGCGCGAGCGCTTGTTGAGCTGTACTTACTACAGATTTAACTGTTGTAACTGCTGCTTTAAGTCTACTTACTACATTTGATATAGCGGGTAGCCCCGGTATAAACGCGTTAAGTAGTTTGCTTAAAGAAGGTAGTTTTGGTAGTTTTAATACGAATTTATTAAGCTGATCTATACCTTGAGAAAGAAGACGTCCAGGGGTTTTAATTATATTGTTAATTCTATCTACCGCGGTTGTTATACCTTCTATTTTAGCACCAGCTTTCCAGTCATTAGGAGTAATTAAATTACCTACCAACAGGATTGCAAAGGGTAATTTATTTTTAAGCAAGCCATACCCCGCTTCTACTGTCTGTCTAACTTTAGCCACGCTATTAGTAAAGGCTTGAATTTGATTAATAAGAGCTATATTAGATGGACCCATACCTGATGGGGTATACGTACTAAAGTTTGTTTTTACCTTAGCGTTTAGCGAGTTCATCTGCGCTAATACAATAGGTGGTACTTTTGAATTTAATAACGGATTTATTGGATCTGCATCCGTTGATACGTAACTTAATGAACCTACAGATTCAGAAAAATCTTGATACACGTCCGGATTAGTCGCTGTTAATTGCTGTTTAACTCGAGGGTGAGAGTAAAACATCGCGTCATCCCACCATCCGTCAAACCATTGTGGACTTAAACCGGACAAACCAACTGGTACTTCAAATACAGGATTTGGGGCATATATTGCTATACAGGGATCTCTAAGCTGTACAAAAAAATCGACCTTTGAACCTATAGGGTTAGATGAAAAATCCGCACTGTAATACGCTCTGGATAAGTCTGTTTCTTTTTCATACCCGGGTACAGAGTACTCTGGTAACACTATTCTAGTATTATAGTAATCAAACGTTTTTACAACTGCCTGAGCCATATAGATACTTAGCCTACATCATCTGAAATAGGCATTCTATCATTAGTATGTAGTTTAACCGTATACAAAGTGTTAGTATATTTTTCGTCGGTAAACGTATGAACAATTTTGTTAACATACCACTGACCAAGTAATTTATTATCAAAATTATTAGCGATTGTATTTTGATTTTTATCTATCCCTATAAAACAGTTAGCCTGTCTGTAGGTTGTACCCGGCACTGTAAAGGCTAAACTTTGATTTAAAAACAACATACTTTTTAATAATAAGTTTCTACTATCAGCGTATCGCGCAACTTTGTCTCTTTGAAACGAATACGCTTGCTTAACTATTTTTGCGTCTTTTTTAGTTTTATTTAATGTTAATGCGGCAGTAGCATTCACCCCTAAACTATCTACATAGGTTTTTTGTATATAGTTTTTAACACTTTCTACTGTATTATCTACAAAGTCTACTTTAAATGTTTTATTTTTTAAGTCGTTTGAATAACAAGGATAATTTACAAAAAAATTCGTATTAGTATTTGTAGAACTATCTTCAAATTGATAATTTGTAATTATACTATTAATATTAGAAAAATATTTTAAATCTGTGCTTTTAGGTATTTGTTGAAAAGACGGAATAATACTGTCATCAGATTGGCTGCTACCTGCTATTATAAAATTTTCTCTGTGCAAGACTCCAGTTATAGAACGCTGCTGCACAGCTAATTTAAATAAATTATTGAAAGATTGTAAAAACCAGGTCTTGGTATAACGATCTCTATATAACAAACAAGGATCCCCTTCTTGCTGATTGCCTGTTTTTTGGCTAGTGTGTCTATAAAGTAAATATTCTAAATCATCAATAGCATTATTATTGGCTAAAGAATTATAAAAAATTTTACTTGCTCCTGTATCCCAACTAGTGCTAAATTTAGAATCTTCTCCTAATACAAACTGTATCAAATTTTTTATAGCTAAACCTGTAGATATTTTTTTTTCTTCATCAGTTAGTAAGGACGGTATTAAATTAGAAGGTAAAAGATTATTTGTTGACCAATCTACATTTATTTCTGAAAATATTTGATAGTCTAATTCCCAAAAATTTAATTGAAGGTATTTGTCTCTTACCGTATTACCGGTAACTATATCTTTTTTATCGTATACTGCGAATACAAATTCCATATTATAACTATCTGGCGAAAGTTCCGCATTTGAATGGTCATCTACTATAGGCGCTATTTTAATTGCTATTATATCTCTACCATCATTACGAAACACATAATTTGCATCTATAGGTACCGTGCCGTCTGGCCTTCTTTCAATTATATTGTCAGGATTGCGTATAACAAGGGTGCCGGTTTTATACCATAATAACCCATCATCAATTATTTGTAAATTAACTAAATTCGCTGTGTTTATTGGAAACACCCGGCCATCGGGATTAAGTAAAGAAATATCGACTAAATACTTTTGATTGTTATAGTATAAAGTATTTGTAGGTATTGGGGTTATTGTAGATCTGATCATTGCTGCTTTATACTTTGTAATACTTCAGTTACTATACGCGGGTCAAGTATTTTAAGCACAGTACCCGCTTTAGGAAATTCTATTGGATTGTCAATCTTATTAACACTACATATTAACCACCATAATTGAGGAGTTGCGTATTGTTTATTAGAAATATCAGTCCAAGTGATGTTATCATACGGCACGGTGTAAGTTTGAAAATAACTATCAGCTAATACATCCGGAAAGTTTACTGTATTAAGCAAATTATAAAAATAAACTTTTTTATCTTTGTAAACATTGAAAAGGTTTTCAAAGTTATACATGTCTAAAGGTTTTAATTCAGGTATATTGTTTTGCTTTTGAGGGTCCATTTTAATATATTAAGGGCCAAACCGTCCATTAGGAAAACCGCCACGCGGGATAAAAGCGCCTACTGTACCACCACCAGAAACCGGGCTACCAGCTCCGCCTGTAATGTCTTCTCTTATTTGTCTTTGAGTTACTCCGCTAGCATTTAACGAAGGATCTTGTTCGGCTCGTTCAGCCTTAAATACTTGTACTATAGTTTCTCCGTCTGCCCATCCAAATAAATTTTGAGTAGTTGTTAACAAGCTTCTAATAGTGAGAGTAACTTTATACGCTTCAGGTATTAATTTAACATTTGGCCCGCTTTCCGGGGGCACTGTATTGCCCGTTGCTAAATCTATATACCTCGTGGTGCCTTCATTAGTCACCGTTAGCTTTTCTATGTTTGCAACAGGAAAGCGTTTATAGCCAGGCACTTCAATTTCATAAATACATGGCGGATCTAATAAATTTATACCTCTACGGTTGGGTAAATTTTGATATGTAAGAACATATAAAAATTCCCAATTGTTTTGAGTTTGTTCTATACTAATTGTATTAAACAAATAGAAAGTTAAAGTAATACTATCTCCAGATTCTGGTGGAGAGTAGCCTTTTATTTTTTCTCGGCCAGCACCAGGTTCCCCTCCTAAAGCCGCCGCTTCAACTACACTAGTTATTAAATCAATACCTCCCAGGGCAGCAGCTCCGCCACTTCCTTTTCCTATCATTTTTCTCGATTGTTCTAATAAATTTGTTATAGGAGCATTTTTACCGGGTTCAGTCCAGCTGGAATTAATACCGGTCATATTATCTATACTAATATAAGGCAGTATATAGCTAATTTTTGTAGCTATACCGCTGTATAAATTAGAATAAGGATCTAACGCGTCTTTACCCCCTCTGCTTTTATCTATTTCTAGTTTAAGTCTACTAGGATCGCTAAACTGGCTGTACGCGTAGGCTCCTAATGCCGTTGTGCCTGCAGCGGCCGCGGCCCCGCCAAATATTTTAGCAATTGTTGCTTTGCCTGCTTTAACTTCAGCGGCGCTTCCTGTAAGTGTAGCTCGGGCTAGGCGACCGAGTGGCCCTGGTAGCCGGCTTGCTATACCAGCTGCTGTATTTGTCAGTTGCCCTAAAAAAGCTTCTCCGCCTGCAATTGCTCCAGCCCCTAAAGCTAATTGAGCTAAAGGATTTTCTACATCTAATCTACCGAGAGCTTCTTGAAAGCCTCGCGCGCTATTAATATAAGACAAAAGTTCGGCAGAATATTTTAATCTATATTCAGTTAATTTTACTCGAGGTATTAATGACCGAGTCTTAGGGTTTGAAAGAGTCCAACAAAAATCTTTATGTACATTATATGTAGCTGCAGCTTTGTTATTTTTAGGTACTAAATACCTTGCCCCGTATTCGGATTTAGATATAGCAAGATCCGGTATTTCATTTGCATAATCTACTTCTTTAAACCAAGAGGGCATAATATTACTTACTACTAAATATTAGCGATTGCCGCTTAGCTTTTCTATACTTTCTAAACGATTTTGCTGTATATCAGGAGGGGTAAGATATAAATCAATTTTGTTACCGCCTTGCATTACAGTGGTGCTATTAGAAGCAGCTGTAGCGGTATTAGTTTTAAGAGTTTCTGTCATTTGAGCTTCAAGTTTTTGTACGCTTTCGTTTATCCGTTCTGCGGCCGCGGCCATTTTGTCTAAAGCTTCAGATGTATTTGTATTATTTTCAGTTATTGTTTCAGTAATGGTATTATTAACTAACGTAGTCTGGCCTTGTATAAATCCTTTATTAAAAGCTTCGAGTTCTTTATTTTCTTGAGGTTGGTTTTCAGTTTCGACTGAAGAAGTAGTTTCTATATCTACATTATCGGTTTCTCCTGGTACTATTTTAAGCGGGGTATTTTCGCTGTCTGTTTCTAGAGAAGCGCCTCCGCTTTCTGCAAATGCATTAATTGCAGCTTCTGCGCCTTTTTTTCCGGCCCACACACCTGCTATGCCACCAATGAGCCCGCCAATAGTAGCTAATATCGGGGATGCAAAAATTGCGCCCGGGCCCGCCAAGCCACCTAATAACGCTCCAGCTTTAGCTCCTGCTAAAGTTCCCGCTAATGCACCTCCTGCTGTACCCGCACCGACCGTAACAGCTTCTCCAACAGACCCAGTTTGCTGGTAACGATCAGCTCCTTCATATGCTCCAGTTATAAGCGAGCCCGCTACTCCAGCTCGAGTCACATAAGTAGGTGGTTTAGGGACTGGAGCTTTAAATACTTTAGGGCCTGGTGGAACTCGTGGCGGACGAGGTGGTTTGTCACTGGTAGGCGGTTTAGAGGGTTTAGGAGGCTCAGGTACTCGAGGAGGTGGATTTGGCTGTGGCGGGTTTGGACGGTTTGTTCGGGAACTCGGACCAGGGTAGAGATTAGTACTAGATCCACTTTCTCCGGCCATAAAAGCTGGTCCTGAATTTAGCTCTTCAAACAAATCTTTTAATTTATCGTACGCTTTTTGATCAATATCTACTATATTGACTTTAAATAAAGCCGTTTTTTGACGTTCTTCGTCTCGTGCTACTTCTTGAGGAGAAGGCGCATACCCAGGCAGTTTTTTTACAGGATAAGTAGAGCCAATAAGTTCTTTGTTAGTATTTTCACTTGTTTGAGCTGTCGTAGCTATCGGAGTGTTAGCAGCAGTTATAGCTTCTTTTATTTGTCTTTGTATATCATTATCTTTAACTTTTTCTTCTTTTAAGCTTTTTATTTTTGCCTCTCGGGCTTCTTTTTCTTCTAGCTCAATTTCAGCTGTAGTTTTATCTAAATTTTTTCTGAAATATTTTTCTTGAGCTGCAGTTGCTTCTTCAGCTGCTTTTAGCACTTTTTCGAAGTCTTTATCAAATACAGACATCGTATCTAGTTTACTTCTTAACTCAGATGCGTCTAAGCCTTTTTCATTTTTTATGTCTTTATCATATTTTGCTAATGCATCCTCTACAGCTTTATTTAATATCTGTTCACTTATTTCTTTTTTTCGGTTTTCTTTCTCTTTTTCTTCTTTCTCTAAACGAGCTTTTCTTTCTACCTCAAAATTTTTGTTTAACTCTTCTACGGATTTATTTAAGATTTCAAATCCGTTTGTTAAAGTCTTATTATTGCTTTCAGTTATTGCTTTAGTATTATTTTCAGATAGACTTTTGTATTCAGCAAACTTAACGATTAATTCGTTAACTTTTTTAGTAAAACTACCTTCGTTATTGGGGTCGAATATTTTTTGTAAATTATCATTTAGTTTTTGAATTTGAGAAGAATCCTCCGGTAAGCTAAAATCCCCGCCAGCAACTCCTACGTTGAGCTGATCCTCTTTAGATAATACTGCAAGCAGTCTTCTTAAGACGTCTTCGAGTTGTTCGTTTTCCGGCATCGAAATACTTAGGCTGCCTCTGTAGTTATATTTCTACGAGAAACTCTGTATTAATATTCAAGACTATATCTGTCTCAATACCTTCTTTTTTAGCCTTTAAAGTTAATACCTCTGTATTTAAATTAAAAAGCATTCTAATAAACTCTCCTACTTTATTAATTAAATTTACTGGTAAAGTTTCAACAATTGCTATTTGCTCTTGCGGCGTAAACTGTTTAAAATTTATCAAAACACCTTCTACATAAATTTCTTTTATGCATTTGCATGTTTCTCCTATATACATATCTCCTAATGCCTCTACAAAATTTTTAACATCGTTTTTTGCAAGAGTTTGTTGATATCTCAGCTCTTTTTCGTGTTTATATTGTTCTATTATTTTAGGTACTTCTATATCAATTTTTATTTTATCAAACTCAATAGTCTTAGCCAAGTCTTGTATCTTAGCTAGTTTATCTATACTTTCTGCTACTGCAGCATCTCCGTATTCGGATTTAATTATATCCCCGTGTAGAGTTTTACGGTATGCTAAAAGAATAGCTAGTCTATCTAGCACATTAAACTCCTTAGTTATATCCCAATCTAAACAATTCTCTGTTATAATTTCATATGTTGCTATAATAAACTTAGTACGAAAAACTAAATTATCATATCCAGCGTCGTATAGTTTTTTTTGCTGGGCTCCGGTAATAGGGCGAAAACCTACTTCTCTTTTTAAAGAAGGTATGTAGATTTGCAAAATATTTTTATTTGCATAATCTTTAAGGGTATCGAGTACATTTTGTATGTTATTCATATTTAAAAGCCAAATTCGGTATTATGTTCAGTTTTTGGATTATTTTTTGTGTTGGTATTTTTTTTATTTTCTTCTAAAAAGTAATTCCAATATACTTGTATTTCTGCTGGGGTAATTGAATCTACATATTCAGCACTAAATTTACAATGAGTAACAACGTTATACATAGCTTTGTAAACATTATTAAGTTCTTCTATAAAAAGATACTCTAATAATTCGCACAATGCAGTAGAATCTATATTGCCTGTAATTTTATAAATTGTTTTACTTGTATGCGGGGATACTATTTTTATTAAATTTTTTTCCGAATTATGTTTTTTTGCTTGAGCTATTTGCAAGCGGGCTTGTAGTAAATGACTAGCTGGTAAGTGTTCAATTATAATTTTTTTTTCGTCAAACTTATAACTATCCAGTTTTATAATTTTTTCGGTAATTATTTCAGTAATACTCGCACAAAGATCTTCAGAATTATTTTCCGTTAATAGTATTGTTTCGTCTTTTATACCCGTAAACAAACTATGCTTTGTAGTTAAATTATCTGTTTTTACTGTTACTTCAGTTATTAATTCGTCTAAGGTTTTTTGTATATCGTTAATTGCTGTTTGATAGTTAAAACTCGCATTTGAATCCGGACAGGTACATTTTAAATTTAAATCAGGGCTCACACAAACTTCTCTTATAGTTAAAAAAATTGCAAGTTTATCAATAATTGTTAAATTTACTAGCTCTTTTACCTCTATTATTTCTTGCAAAATAAAATTGAACAATTCGATAGTCTTTAACTTATCTCCAACATACAAAGATTTTACCAAATTTCTATATGTTTTATAGTTTAACTCTTTAACATATATAAATTTTTTTTGACTTGGTAAAAAAGCTTTTAACTTGAACATAATTACGATCTATCGCCATCAATATTGGTAATCTTGTATGATTTATATGTCCAATTCGTATTTACCACTCGTACATTGCCGTTTTCCCCGTAAGCATACGTAAAATCCGGAACCGAAACTGGAGCGCAGTCAATATATGTAATTTGTTTGCGAGTAGAATTGCTATTTTTAGAAAACCCGTCTATATGCCATACCTCAAGATTTCCCTTCACTCTTTGATTTTCAGTTTGTCGGCCGAACAAGCCGAAGGTGCTTACTGCAAATAACCATGGTCTTAAAATATAATCCGTAAAGGAAATATTAGTTTCTATAAAACTTATTGTTAAATTATTAGGATCATTACGGCCCTTAATAACAGGCGCTGAAAGCAAATTACCGTGTACATTTGTATTAGTGCTTGGACCCACTCTACCGCTAGCTAAAGTCTCTCCAGGTATTGTTACTCCGGTAGCAAATACTATCCGGCCATTAATTTTTTTATCTTCTTCTATAAATTTAATTAATTCCCCTCGTAAACCACGAATGTCTTCCCATTGAGCATTTTCATCGTAATAATCTTGTATAACATTATTAATAGCTAAATAAGGGATGCTATCAATCTTTACTATAAAATTTGCTTCAGAAGGTATAGAAAAAGTATTATCTTCCCTCTGTAAATTATTTAATATTGAGGCTAGTTCCGAAGTACTACCTAATCCTTTCGGTCCGAGAGTTGGACTGTCAATAGGCATACTAATTAAATTTAACGTCTAAACACTTGCCCTACTGCTTGAGTGGCGCGGGTTAAGCTACGAGCTGTATTAGTAATTGCGTTAAGTGTACCGAGCAGACCGCCTTGTTGCTGTTTGATTGAACTTCTATCAACTTCGCTTACCCAGTATTGATATGCAATTGTAGCTTTTATTTCTTGTATACTACCATTACCGGTCATTTTATAATCTATTGCTCCTAGATCAGTAATATAAGCCCCATAAAGACTATATGTACTAATTGTATACATTTGATCGTCTAATAAAATTAAATCAATTACATTTTCTGTACCTGGTAAAGTAATATTATTATTTTGACTATTAAAGGGGCTAAATGTATTTGACATCGCACCTTCTAATCTTTGACGAAGCTCTAATGCTTGGTCTGCGTAAAAAGTTATACTCCAGCTTTCAGAATTAGGATAAGTAGCAGCTCCCGGTACGTTAAAGTTGAGCCCCATATACGGAGCTTTAATATTTTCTATTCTACGAGAAGGAAGAGCTGCACTTTTAACATATACCAAATCATCTTCACCAAATAAATCTTGCCCGCCAGCAACAATAAAACTATTAACTCTTAATTGGAAATCTCTAGAAAACTTTTTTTGAGTAGCTACTCTATAAAAGTTTGAAATATTTTGATTAGTCTGATAAGTTGCCATCTTAATAATACTTAGGCTGTACCTGCTAGGTTAGGGTTTATTTGATTATTTACCGGTACAGCTGAACGCAATGTGTTTTTTATTAAAGCTGTAGTTTCATTAGAACCAATATATTGAAACGCAAATGTTGTAGTTATAGAAGCTATACCGCCTGCAGTGGTAGTATTATAAGCTATATCTCCGAGATTTATCGGAAAACAACCATACAGTTTATAATCTCTTACCGGCTGCATATTAAAAATATCTATTCTATCCTGTTTAGATCTTTTGTCTTTTATTTCTCTGTTTCCTCTTTCTAATTTACCCGCTCCTAACTGCACTGGTTTGTATAACGTTAAAGTTATATCCGTATGAGCGGTTTGATTAGATTTAAATCCGTGCTCATTATAAACTTGTTGACTCCAATACTCAAATATGTCTTTAATTAGATAGGTATCGTCGGAGTAAAAAGTAAGAGCCCAATTTAAAGAACTAGGGTAAGATGCTGCAATTGGTACGTTAAAGCTAAAATTTTTATAGTTTAATTTAGCCGTACTTATTTTTCTACTTGGTATACTACCTGCTTTTACATAAAGTAACTTACTTGGTGTAAAAAATCTGTTAATAGCTCTTTCTCCAGTTTGTAACTCTTTTATATTAGTTATATTAGTTACTCTGAATAAATTGTCTTTTGCAAACCCTAGCCGTTGAGCTGCTTGATAAAAGCCTTTTAAAGAATCGTCTGAGACAGATCCTCGTAACGGAGTTTCGTTTACTACAAATGGGGGCAGCTTAACAATATCAGCCATACAGATACTTATCTCTGTACATTAAAAAACCCCCTTACGGGGGTTTGTGAGTTTTATTCGTGGCGCCAGTAGTGGTATGCTAGCGTTGCATTAAACGTTAGTGGTGTACCAGTACCTGCAACATTATATGCTACATTTCCTAAAGATACTACATAAACCCCGTATAATTTATACGTATTAACTATTTGTAATTTATCATCTACAAGGTTTAACTGAATTACTTTATCAACTCCGCGTGGAGATAAATCTCCAGTACTCGTAGCATCATCAAAAACTTTACCGATTTGCCAGTCTTCGAATTTTTTACGAATGACCCCGTTTTTATCATTACGGAACGTCACAGCCCAAGCGTTACTACCTGGATACTTTACTGTACCCGGCACATTAAAGTCAAGCCCCATATAAGTTGCGGTTTGATTACTAATAGTGCGGTCAGGAAGATTAGCGGTGGTAATATAAACGAAATCGTCTTCGTTGAATGTATCTTCCCCGATAGAGACTACCCGTAACATATAGTCACGGGCAAAGTCTCTAGCTTGGGATACCCGAAAGAAGTCTTGTATTGTTTGAGCCATATTGAATATTTAGGTTAAACTTAGCTTATTAACTCTTGGAAGTTTTGAGATGTTCTTGTGCAGTAGAAGTTGACCAAGATAAATTCGGCAGTACGAACTGGCTTGATATAAATGTCTACTACTAAAGTATTATCATCAATTAACTCTGGAGTGTTGTTTGTAGTATTGCATACAATTAAGTAATCGAATAAGCCTTGAGTGTTCTTAGCAAGATCAAATACCGGGGTAATTGTATTAACTAAACGGCTACGAGTAAATGTAGTGTTTGGCTCGAATACGAAGAATTTAGCTGTATTAAACACAGACTTTTCTAAGTAGAGGAACAGACGGCGTACATTTAGACGATCAAATGCGCTTGGAGCTTTGAGTAAGGTCTTTTGACCCATTATTGTGTATCCTTCGTTAGGGAAGAACACTACTGGGTTTACAGACACCTTATAGAGTAAGTCGCGTTGCTTTTGCTGAGGATTTACACCAAGGTCATTAATACCAGTAATAGTACCACGATTTAAACCTGCAGGCGCGCCCCAAGGGTAAGCAATTGCATCATTACGACTAAACGCTGCAGCTGCAAAACCAGAAAATGGCAACCAAACGTTTTTGTTTGTGTATTGATCAGTTGCTCTTGCCCAGTTACCGTAAGTTGTAGAGTAACTCGAATTTAAGTTACTATAAAGGTTACGCAATGGCCAGTAAATGTTTTGAGAGAAGTTTTTGCTCTTGTCATCTAAGGTCTTAAAGTTTTGACCTTGTACGAATACCCAACGTAACGGATCAGAAATGAATACTAAGTCTTTACGTTCATTTCTTGCAAAATTATCAAACTTTGTTGTAATGCCTACCCAAGCATTTACTGTATCGTTTGATACCGCATTACCAGTTGAGGATGTTAAGGCCTGTACGTTGGTTTTTAATGAGCCGCTCCAGTAGGTATCATCAAATGCAGCAGAACCAGCCGCTGCGATTGTTGAAATACCACCGTCAATTACTACATCAAGACTTAACGTGTCTGGGTTTTGAGCAAGATTCAATATCTTGTCAACTTTAGTACTTACGTTGCCTACTACTTTTTGATTTTCTGTACCAAGTGTAGGAGAGTAAACTCCAAGAGCGTATAGGTTATTTGCAGCAGCGTGTCCACCACCTGAAGCCGTATTGAATATACTTGAAGTAGATCTTAATACTCTTATAGCTTTATTAGCATTACCGTTACTATCTAACCAAGATGTATTATCAGCGATATTTGGATTTACAAATATAGTTAAATTTGGGGAGGTATTATTTACAAGAGTGTTTATAAAATAGCTTTGTGGCTGGCCCCCGTTTGGATCTTGAATTTTGCGATCAGAATAGAACGAACCTGTATAGCCTTCTTGTAGTACGTATTCGAGAGTTAAAGCTGTAGGAGAGAAAGGCGAAACTCTTACTTTAAATAATGAAAATATCGCAGTATCTTGATACGCGGTGCCAGCTATATTAAACGAAGGAATATTTTCAATATCTTGAGAAACACTACCTACATTAGCAGTTGCAGTTGCACTTAGCTGAAACTGGTAACGAGTATTTGGTACTGCAGTGTATGCGCTGGTAGCAGCTGTTTGGGCTGCAATTGTATCGATTGTTAAAGCTGCATCAAAATCAGTAGAAGGATTTAAGTTAGCATTATCTGCAAGATTAAAATAAAACCCTTCAAATTTTTCGTTAATTGTGGTTTTTGCTTTATTGAGCACAATTAAACCAGCTGCACTTAATTCAGTAAAGCCTGTAAATACAGGCGCTGTACTTGCTGCTGCAGTTGCCCATTGTAGACCGCCTTGTAATACTAAATTGTATTGGTCATCTGTAAGCTCAACTAATGTTGGTTGAGTTAAGTAGTAAGCACCAGCAGCGCTTAGTGCGGTGCCGTTTGCTACTGGAGCAGTTGCATCTGTTGCAGATGCTGCAACTACTGGAAATACTAACGCACTATACTTGCTAGAAAATCCTTCCCCAGCTTCAGCACCGTAAGGTAAGCGAGCGACATTTACAACTGCATTTGTGCCACCATTAAAAAGCTGTCTTACAGAGTAGTAAAAATAGCGCTCTGCTGCATTGGTAGGAGTACCATATATTGTCTCAAAATCAGCAACACTTGCTACGTTAAGAATTTCGTAGGTTGGACCTTGAGGCGCGAAACCGGTCACCAAGAAGCTTGTACCATTAGGAGCATTAAGTCTTGTGCTAAGATCGATTTCGCGAATTTCTACGCCAGGAGATTGTATAGTACGAGTGTTGGCCATAAAGTTTTTGTATACTATTATTTAGGCAAATTCAGAAGGGATTCCTGAGATTACTGAAGTAATTCGGCGCCTAATTGACTGAAAGCAAAAGTAAAACTTGACTCAATTTGAGTAGCGTCTTGGTAGCTATATTTAAACCCTTGCAGATTTGTAATAAATGCTTTATGGTAATCAAATTTAATTTTCTGATTATTATATTCATCTAAGCCAAAAACAGTAATCAGGGTCTGATATTCATGCATTGTAGCAGGGCCTTTTACTGCAAGCCCGTCTTTATTTGATATACCCATTTTGGAATGATTAATATAATCAAGCCACTTCCATAAAACCCACCAGTTATTATATCCGTTATCTACCGCAAAATTAACTGTAACATTGTTATATTGCTCTCTTTGGTAAGTGGTGACTTTTAACGGCTGCCCGCCAAAATTTAATGCAACTGGATTTATTGCTATATCTGGCACAATATTGCCGTATACTGAATACTGTAAAGTATTTAAATCCAAATTATAACTTTTACGAACATCTCCTACTGGAGTATTTATAGACTTTAAAGGGTCAGGAATATTTAAGACAAGTATAAATTTGTCTTTTCTTGATTTATTTAAAATAGACTGTTGGGCTACGTCGCTCATTTACCTTCTTTACTTAGGTAGTAATATTTATACACCGGATCAAAAGCAAGAGATATACCACTTGTACTTAAGCTTCTAGGCTCGTTATGTACTTTATCTAAATTAATACTATAAAAAGTTGCTATGGCGTTAGCTATATTTGGCGGTATATGAGTTTTTCCTTTTTTCTTTTTCTTTAAATTTTCTATAGCCGGAAAAGGGGTTTCTTGGTCAATATGAGACCGCGCAACCATTGTTACAGACTTAGTGCTAGGTTTAGTTAATTTACTAACCCCGGCAGTTAAGCCTTGATGTCGTGGACCTCTGCTACCTTCGCCTCCAGTAGACATACCTGGTAACGCAAAAAACTGTTTAAAATTTTCTTGATTAAGAGACAGCTCTTTATCTCCTTTTGCTACCACACCAGTAACGAGTTTATCTATCATACCACGTCGCCTTAATTCTTTAAAAGCTAAATTTTCTACAGAGAATTCTCCGCCGGCTTCGAGGCCGGCTTGTCTCATTTTTAATATTTTTTCTTTAACTCTTTCTGCACATTCTAAATTACAACTGTCACTTAAAGCATGGCTAATTAATTCAAGTATATGATCAACTTTTCGTTTAACCTCTGACTGATTAATTGGTTTTTCTTTTTCCGGTACTATTAACCACGAATCGTTTTTAATAGAATATACACCGGTTGCGTAATGTTGTTCGTTAATGTCTTGTACGTAGCACTCTACATCAAAACCTTTTATTTTTATATCATGGTTGCTATTCCAAACAGTCTTTTTAGCTTTAAAATAATCTTTTAAAAAGTCTACATCCTGACCGTATTCAGTTAAATCAGTTAGTATATGTAGATCTATATCACTTTGAGGCGTATAATTATAATTTGCTAAAGAACCAGTAAACGTAATATCCTCTACATCAATATCTAACTCGAAAGACTCTAAAAATGCTTCTGCTACTTGTAGTAGTTTATCTTTTATAGCCGGAATAAGCTTACCGTCTCTCCATACTAATGGATTAAGAGTGTCATGATATTGAAAAGTAAGCTTTGCAGATGGTTCCATGTAACGTAAATATTTACGTAATGCCTGACTATTTAAAACTCTTCGAAGATATAGTTAACACTAATAATCCTGATATTTACCAGGAAAAACTTAACAATGCTATCGAATACCTTAAGAAAAAAGAAAAGGTATTATTTTTAACAACTTCCAATCGTTGGGAAGGAGATAAAGAAAAACCCAAGAGCACTATTTTAGCAGAGTTTATTAAATCCAAAGTGGGAGATAATGTAGAAATTATCGATGTTGCCAAACTTAACATTTATATTTGCGAAGGTAACGTAAGCAAATCAGACGGCAATAATTGCGGGGTAAAAGACTCGGTATTGAAAGATAAAGAAAAAAATCCGAGTGGTAATCATAGATGCTGGTGTTCAATTAATAATAAAGATGATGAACTATGGAAAATAAGTAAGCCACTCTTTGAGTCTGATGCAGTAGTATTTTTTGTAAGTGTGCGCTGGGGTCAAACTAATAGTGTATATCAAAAACTAATTGAACGTTTAGATTGGATAGAAAATAGACATACCACTCTTAAAGAAGATAATATTGTAGAAAATATTGATGCGGGTATTATAGCTATAGGTCAAAACTGGAACGGTGAAACAGTTATTGACACTCAAAAGAAAGTATTAGACTTTTATGGGTTCAAAGTACCAGAAGAACTTAGCTTTAACTGGCAATACACAAAAGACTCGGCAGATGAATCTCAAGAAAGTTATAAAAAAGCATTAAGCGCTTTTAAGAAAGTATTTGGACTTTAACTTTTATTCCCAAACTACCATCTTCCAGCGCTCATTATCGATACCGAAAAAGCGACACTTCCACGCGCTTTGTTCAAAAAACTCTAAATGACCCCATTGATCTTTATACTTAATCAACTGCTTTGCAGCATCATTCCAGTCTATACTTAAAAATACAGCTTCATGTTTTTTTTGCTTTTCGTAAATTTCATTGTAATTGAATCCGTCATATTCGTAATGCAACACTTCTAGTACGTTCCCTTCTTTATCAGTGTAGTCCATAGAGAAGTCAAAACCCCACTTAGGTTTCATTTTAATAAGTTTATATATTAATGTATTTCTCGTAGCAAATGTCTTTAGCTGTTCTAAAGCTTCTCCAGTAAACGCTCGCCTTTCAAATAGTAAACAATGATTTAAATGTGCTCCCTCCCATACCCCGGTATCATTTCCGGAGTATAAATCAGTTGAACCAGTATACAAACTGTATACATCTTGAGTCATCCATTCTTTTTTAAGACAGTTTTGAGAAGGATAATGTTTCTGTAAACGTATTTGAGCTTCTTCTGCATACCATTGTTCAATTTCAGTCATTTCATAGCCGTTTTGTTCGAACAATGCTAAAAATTCAGGGCCTGGGTAAAGCAACTGTTTACCCGCTGTAGAAAATTGTTGAAATCTTGCTAAAGATTTGCTCCAGTAACCAGTAGGATCTAATTCGTTGCTAGTAAGCTTTAAACCGTTCATAATATATTTTATAATTGCAACATGCATTTTCCACAGTAAATACCAGTATGTCTAAAGGCGCTTCTAAAGAAACATTTTATATGGGCAATAAAAATCTGCCCGTACCCGAGACTGAATTTCAATGGACGCCAGAAATGGTAGAAGATCTAGAAAGAGCTAGAAAGTCTATATTACATTTTTCTCGGTTTTTTTATATTGTAAGTCTAGATGAAGGTAAACAGCCTATTAAGCTTTATCCCTATCAAAAGCGTATATTAAAAGCGTTAGTAGAAAATAGATTTAACGTAGTATTAGCTTCACGGCAAATTGGTAAAACCACAATTCTTACTATATTTGCTTTATGGATGGTGTGTTTTACTGATGACTATAGAGTATTATTAATTGCAAATAAACAAGAAACTGCTAAAAACATATTTAAACGCATCAAGTTGGCGTATGAGATGTTACCTAACTATATGAAGCCCGGGGTAATTGCATACGCAAAAGAAGGTATGGAACTAGCCAACGGCAGCTCAATAGGTATTAGTACAACAACTTCTGATGCTGCTCGTGGTGAATCTATTAACTGTCTACTTCTTGATGAAGCTGCGTTTATTCCACCTGAGTTTATGGATGACTTTTGGGAATCAGTGTTTCCTGTTATTTCGTCTTCTAAAAAGTCTAAAATTTTTATGTTATCTACTCCTAATGGAGTCGGTAATTTGTTTTTCAATACCTATAACGATGCTACGCTCGGCAAAAACGGCTGGCACCATGAAAGAGTTGATTGGTTTGAAGTGCCTGGAAGAGATGAAAAATGGAAAGAAATGACTATAAGAGCATTAGGTTCTTTAGAGTCTTTTAATCAGGAATACGGTAATGAGTTTAGAGCAGCTGGGGAAAATGTTTTTGATAAAGAACAATTAGAAGAAATGGAAAATACCGCGTTAGAACCGGTATATACGGATGATGACGGACTATTAAAAGTGTATAAAGATAGAATTGACGGACATTATTACACTATAGGGGTTGACGTAGGGGAAGGTATAGGTAGAGCTAACTCAACTATACAAGTGGTGGACATTACAGATTTAACTCAAATAGAGCAAGTAGCTACATATGCTTATAATAAATTAGATCCGTTTAATTTTGCAGCTAAATTAATAGAAATAGCTGCTCAATGGAACAACCCGCCCATACTTATTGAAAGAAATAATTGCGGTGCGCAAGTAGTAGACGCTTTAATACATACCCATCAGTATAATAATTTAGTAAAATATACCCCTAGTATGGGTTCATTTACAGAAAAAGCCGAACAAGATAATAGAATGGGTATATATTCTCACACTAATAGTAAATTTAATTCTATGTCTAATTTTAGATACTGGATGAATGTATTAAAAGTAGTTAAGCTAAATGATAAAGAAACTATTGGAGAGTTTAAAACATATATACGACACCCCAACGGTATATGGAAAAAACAGTCTGATAAATATATGGATGATAGAGTAGAGGCTCTTATTTGGGCGCTTTTTATATTAGATAATAAAGTTGCAGAGCAGTTTTACGAAATTGTACAGCAAGACAGTAATGGTAAAATATTAAAAATGGTACCAAATAACTGGGATCCTTTTGTAATGAGTATGCCAAAGCCTTCTGAAATGAATAGACGTCTTGATAAAAAAGAAGAAAATACAATTATACCTCATAACCCTGTCGTTATACCTGAAACTGAAGAACAGGATGCAGATATAAATGAATTATTTGAACAAGGGTGGAGACTACCTAACGGTAGTACTGCTAACAGAATGTTTGATCAGAGATTTATACAATAAAAAAGCCCGCTTAAAGCGGGCTTTTGAAGTCTATGCCTTTAAGACTATTAATTAGCGAAAAGATCTTTACCTGTCTTTAGATTACCGGTCTGATTGTTTCCAGTTGGTTTTTGTAGCCCTTTGTCAAAATCTTTTGCTTTCTTAGGAGTAGGATCTTGAACAGTGCCAGGAGCTCCTTGCTCAGAAGCAGATCCACCCTTTTGGGTTACTGTGCCTGTACCAACAGTCTTTAGCTTGTGACCATCTTTAAGTTGTTCTGATTTTGCTCCAGAACCTACACCAGCATGGCCGAGATCTTCAGCTTCTACTTCTTCCATAACTGGGGTTTCGTCTTCAGCACCCATCGCGCCTTCTTCGTCTCCTAAAGTACCAGTCTCAACGTCATGAGCAATGTCTTTTCTTAAGAAAGCTAATACTTTTTCGAGAGCTTCAACAGCTTCTTCGTGAGAGAGAGTTGTTTCTTCTGCTGGAGCCATATCTGTCTCAGCTCCTGTATCTAGACCTGCATCTGCAGCAGGCGCCACTGGAGTCATATCTTCCTCTTCGGATACGAAAGGAACATTGTTGACTGCATCTTCATATAGTTGATCGAATTTTGATTTAGGCATAGTAAATTGTTGTTTCTTATATTTATTAGATTTAGTAACGGTTTCTACGTTTTCTTCTACTTTTTCTTCTTTTTCCTCTTCACCATTTTCATCATTATGGTGTTTTTTGTTAAGATGGTTTTTATCTTCTGTTTCATCTTCTTCTTCGTTTTCCTCATCAGCTTCTTTTAAAGGAACTTCTTTGTCACTGCCAGGAACTTTTACCTTCTCTCCGGGTTGTATACCGTCTTTTTTGGCATCAATAACGGCTTTAGCAAAAGCATTGCCTTCTTTTTTAGGCTTTTTCACAGGTTCAAAATTATCAGCCCCGTGTGGACCACTTTTTTTCTTATCAGCTAATTCAACTTTAGTGTCAGTACCAATATCTTGAGCTGACTCAGGAAGGTACATGGCAGTATTAGTAGGTAAAATGGTGGCGGGTTTCTTAGCTTCATCAACTTTAACAGTGTTTTGTTGAATAGAAGCATACAACTGATCTAACCCGGCAAGGCTTTTTATTTTGCTCATTGTAATATTATTTAGCAAATTTGTGATTAATTCTATAAATTCTGTAAATATTTTTATGTCAATAGCGAAGTACTGTGTAGATACGGGCTACTATATTGCCCCTTCAGTTACCACTGGTAATACAGAATGCCTCTCAGGGGACCTTCGCTATTTGGATATAAGCAAAACAGATACAGAACGTAATCTTTGGGAAAATTGGTGGGATGAACAAATACGGCAATATGGTATGCGTACTAGCTACTATATAAATGCTTATACTCTTTCTGGACACGACTTTTTCTACGGAGAACAGCCTTTAGCTGGATTTCTTCCGCCGTTAAGCGTGGTAATGTGTCTTACTGTTAATAATGATAGTATTATATTAAGTAAATTTGGTATACAAGGTAATGCGGATATTACAGCGGTTGTTTCTATTAAAGCATTTACCTCTTCTTTAACTGCATCTTCTTTAAGCGGCATAACATCTAGATATACATATGAACCTAAAGCAGGGGATTTAATTGAATTATCCGAATATGGTACTACTCGTCCAAACGGAAGAAGCGGGCAAATATATGAAATAACAGAACGAGTTGATCAAAGAGGTGGAGAAGCTAATCAATTAATGGGGCATTATGTTTGGATGATAAAAGGTAAACGTTATGATTATACCTTTGAACCTAATGCCCCACGAGAAGCTCTTAGCAAACAGGTATTTGATAATAAATACGATGGAATTGTGCCTCTTGATACCGGAACTCCTGGAGCGGATGCTCGCATTATTGAAACCAAAGCATATTCTCAAAATGTGGATAAGCAAGGTAGAACAGTTGTGTATAATTACCAACAAAATACTAATGCTCCGCTTTCTGGATACTTAACATATGACGGCACTGATCCTAAAACTGGCCGACCAAATACCGGGGTGTATGGGGCGTATGATGATGGTGGTACTTTAGTAAATCTATACGCAGGCGGCGGCGCTCATACCCCAAGCGCAAGTGCGCTTGGTTCTAATAATAGTGAAAATACATATCTCGGACTTCGTAGTCCTAATAACTAAATAATATTATATGGCTGACACACAGTATCCTACAATTGTATATCCTCACGAGCTACCTACTGTTCCTCAAGCTCAGCCAGGCGATTTACTTTTCTTAGAGCAAAAAAACCCAGACGGTTCTTACACCACTTATTCTGTTGCAGTTTCAACAGTATCTGCAGTAGGACCTAAAGGAGATGAAGGCCTTTCAGGTTATTCAGGTGTATCTGGTTTTAGCGGTATAAGTGGTTTTAGTGGTCAAGGCGTATCGGGGTATTCTGGTTATAGTGGAGAAAGTACTTCAGGCTATTCAGGTATTTCAGGTTACTCTGGTATAAGCGGGTACTCAGGCTACTCTGGTATTAGCGGCTATTCTGGTATTAGCGGTTTTAGTGGGTACAGTGGTTACAGTGGTATAAGTGGTTATAGTGGTATAAGTGGTTACAGCGGACCTTCTCCTACAGGGGTAGTTTACTATTATTCTACTTCTGCCGCTGATGTGAGCGGTTTACCGTTACCTCAAGGCTTACCTACTCCTTACAATTACGGTTTATTATTCGACGCTCAAGAGGTAGGTTCAGAAATTTATCTTGATACTATTATAAACGATACGGATGGGCAAGCTTTAGTGTTTGCTGCTATTACACCTCCAAGTAAACCATTTAAAACTCTTATTAATATAGGTAATTGGTCGTTTGATACTTTCTATTCAGTTTCAGGTTTAAGCGCTGAGTATAGTACTACCAATTTTGTTTATAAAGTATTTAAAAGAGCGGTAGACAGCACTGAAACAGAATTATTTTCTGCTACGGGAGCCGCGTTAACTAAAACTCCATTTGCGACTTATCAAAGAACAAATTATTACATACAGTCTCCATTAGTATTAAATCAATCAGATAGACTTGTCTTTAAAGTATTCGTACAAACTACTAACACTGAAGACACAGACGTAACATATTATTATCTCGGAGACACAAATTATAGTAGAGTAGTAACAAATATAACAATAGGGTTTGACGGTCAATCTGGCTTTTCTGGTATGTCTGGTTACAGCGGCATATCGGGGTATTCTGGTTTTAGTGGATCCGGAACCTCGGGGTATTCTGGTTTTAGTGGTCAAGGTACATCAGGTTATTCTGGTTATAGTGGTAATAGTACTTCTGGCTATTCTGGCTATAGTGGTATAAGTGGCTATTCTGGTCCTTCAGGCTATTCGGGTTATTCTGGTATGTCGGGCTACTCTGGTTTTAGTGGAGCGAGCGGTTTTAGTGGCCAAGGCATTTCAGGGTACTCTGGTTTTAGTGGTAATAGTGCTTCTGGTTATTCAGGCTATAGCGGTATTAGTGGCTATTCTGGTATAAGTGGTTACTCAGGCTACTCAGGTTTTAGCGGTATATCAGGCTTTAGTGGTTATAGCGGTACTGGTAGCTCTGGTTATTCAGGTATTTCAGGTTATTCAGGTATAAGCGGCTATTCTGGTCTTTCAGGTCATTCTGGTTACAGCGGTATTTCAGGATACTCTGGAATAAGCGGCTATTCAGGTATATCAGGTCATTCTGGTTATAGTGGTATATCAGGTTTTAGCGGTCAAGGTACTTCTGGCTTTTCAGGGTACTCGGGCTTTAGCGGTATAAGTGGTTTTAGTGGTTTTAGTGGTTATTCAGGTGTATCAGGTTATTCTGGTTATAGTGGTATAAGCGGTTATTCCGGTATATCAGGTTTTAGCGGTCAAGGTACTTCAGGCTATTCTGGTTTTAGCGGTTACAGTGGTATATCTGGTTATACAGGGTTTAGCGGGGTGTCCGGTTATAGTGGTATTAGTGGTTATAGCGGTATATCAGGCTTTAGTGGTTATTCAGGCGTATCAGGTTATTCTGGCTATAGCGGTATTAGTGGTTATTCGGGCTATAGTGGTTATTCGGGCTATAGCGGTATTTCTGGTTACTCTGGCAATTCAGGTTACAGTGGTTTGTCTGGTTATTCAGGTTTTAGCGGTATATCTGGTTATTCTGGTTTTAGCGGTATATCAGGTTTTAGTGGTCAGGGCACATCAGGGTATTCTGGTTATAGTGGTATAAGTGGTTACAGCGGCTTTTCCGGCTATAGCGGGTATAGTGGTATAAGCGGTTATTCAGGTTATAGTGGTATTTCTGGCTACTCCGGCTACTCCGGTATATCAGGTTATAGTGGTATTTCAGGCTTTAGCGGCTGGAGCGGTTACTCTGGCTACAGTGGGTATAGCGGAGATAGCGGTATATCTGGCTATAGCGGGTATTCTGGTTATAGTGGTTATAGTGGAATAACCCCTCAGATTTGTACCGTATTTTTTCCAAATACGGGAGAATATTATTTTCAGTCAGTCGGGGAAACATTTTATCAAACCCCTATTACAGCAGGGTTAGCGTTTAACGCTGGTCAAACATTGTCTGTATACGCCGCCGGAGACAATATTGTTCAGTATATGTTTGTTCGCAGTTATGATAGCGTGACTGGTGCATTAAGTGCAATTGTAACGTATTCTCAGTCTCCTGGTTTTAAGACATATAATAATCTTGAAATATGTTTAGCAGGACAAGTAGGTATATCAGGGTATTCTGGTTATAGCGGTATTAGTGGTTATTCAGGTATATCAGGATTTAGCGGTCAAGGCATTTCAGGGTATTCTGGTTATTCAGGCTATAGCGGCATAAGCGGTTACTCAGGCTACAGCGGTATTTCTGGTTACTCTGGTTACTCTGGTATATCAGGCTATAGCGGTATAAGTGGTTATTCTGGTATATCTGGCTATTCTGGCTATAGCGGTATAAGTGGTTATTCTGGTATATCTGGCTATTCTGGCTATAGCGGTATAAGTGGCTATTCTGGTCCTTCAGGCTATTCAGGCTATTCAGGTTATTCTGGAGTATCAGGCTACTCTGGTTTTAGCGGCTATTCAGGTTACAGCGGTATTAGCGGTTATTCAGGCTATAGCGGTATTTCTGGCTACTCAGGTTTTAGCGGGATCAGCGGTTATTCCGGTTATTCAGGCTACAGCGGTATAAGTGGCTATAGTGGCTTGTCAGGTTACTCAGGTATAAGCGGTTTTTCTGGTGTGTCTGGTTATTCTGGTATAAGTGGTTACTCAGGTTTTAGTGGTATATCAGGATACAGCGGTCAAGACGGTCAAGGTTTAACCCCTGAAGCAAATAGATTATATGTTTCTAAAGACGGTAATGATAGTAATGACGGTCGAACTTTAGCTACACCTTTTCTCACCATTAAAAAAGCGGCGGCTTATGCTGCAGCTAATTTAGGTACAAAATACACTATAATCCTTATCAGTGGGGATTATACTGAAGCAAACCCAATTTATCTTGCTCCTAATGTTTCGGTCATTGGAGATAATTTAAGAAGAGTTTCAGTACGCCCAACTAACAGACAATACGATGTGTTTTGGTGCACTAATAGTGTTTATGTTTGGGGTATTACTTTTAGAGATCATTTAGCGCCAGCCGCGGCTTGCGCATTTCCAAATCTTTCTAATGCTTCTTTAACTGCAATTGCATTTAATACTACCGGGTATGAAATTACACCTCCTGCTAGCAAGCCATTTATAACTACAAGCCCGTACATTCAAGGTAGTAGCTCTATTACTTCAGGAGTAAGCGGTCTAAGCGCAGGCTGTGGTATTAGAGTAGACGGTAATTTAGCTACCGGCTATTTAAGAAGCTTTGTAACGGACTCATTTACTCAATTTAACGAAGGTGGTATGGGTATCCATATCACTAATAATGGTTACGCGCAGCTAGTATCAACCTTTACTATTTGCTGCACTGAAGGGGTAAGAGCCGACAACGGCGGCACTTGCTCAATTAATACCTCTAACTGTTCTTTTGGTCTATCCGGTCTAGTTGCAGTAGGGTATTCTTCTACCCCGGTACTTACCGGTATATTAGCGCTAGCAACTGATGGTACAGATACTATTGCAGTAAGCGCAATAACACCAAGATCTTTTCCTGCATATGATCTACCAATTGACAGGCCTTACGTAGGATTAGTATTTAAAATAGAAAATGATAATACTTTATACACTTTAGATTCTGTTACTTTAACAGATATTATAACGTACAAGTACAATATAATATCTACTTCTAATATTACTAATATACTTTCAGCTGGTTCTAAAGTAAACTTTTATATAAGAAGTACAATTACTTCAAGCTCGCATACGATGGAATATGTAGGCTCTGGTGTAACACTTGCAACTGCAGTACCTTCTTTAGGCGGAGTTGGAAATCCTGATTTAGAAGCTGTACAAAGCGACGGAGGTGCCGTATACTATACAAGTACTAATCAATTAGGTAACTTTAAAGTAGGTAGCGGATTTACAGTAGTGCAATCTACCGGAACTATTGAAGGCGAAACATTTAATAGATCTATATTATCATTAGTGACTCCCCTTACTCTTGCATTAGAGTAAAGTAAATATAATAGTATATGGCCTCGATACCATTAAACTATTTCAAAAGAGTAACTGCAGGCGCAACCACCATTCCGACAGTAATTTATACAGCCCCTGCAAGCCGGGCAGGTATTATACTTTCTGCTGTTGCATCTAACATAACTAATAGTGTTCATACTATTACAGTAGGCATTTCAGCTGATAATGTATCCGGGTCCTATTATGACTTACTTAAAGGCTTTTCTGTACCTAATGGAGATGCGGTTAATGTAGCGGTTGGTAAACTAGTTTTAGGGACCGGGGATCAATTAATTATATCTGCCGCTAGTAACTCTGCAGTAAATTTCACTTTAAGCGTGTTAGAAGCTGTTAACACACAATAATGGCCACGTACAATCAACCCCAACTTATAAGCGATAGGGTGCAGGTTATACCGCCTTTAAGTGCGGACTCGGCTCGCTATCAGTTTCTTAATTTAAAAAATGCTGAGCCTAATTTAGGAGTACCGTTAAGCGCGTCCGCTGGCGCAAATTATATTCCTATATCTAATGATTCTGGAGTAAGAAGTTTTACCACTAATAATTCTATAGTACTTTCGGGGGATAAAGTAGGCTTTGGTAAATTACCAGTTTATGCAGTTGATGTTAATGGAGATGTTAATGTTACTGGAGAATTTCGCAAAAACGGAGAAATAGTCTCCGTCAGTGGCTATTCAGGTTACAGCGGTATATCTGGTTATTCCGGGTTTAGCGGTATATCGGGCTATTCAGGTTACAGCGGTGTATCAGGCTACTCAGGTTACAGCGGTATATCGGGCTACTCAGGCTATAGTGGTATATCGGGCTATTCAGGCTATAGTGGTATTAGTGGTTACTCAGGCTATAGTGGTATATCGGGCTACTCAGGCTATAGTGGTATTAGTGGTTACTCAGGTTATAGCGGTGCTGACGGTATTTCTGGGTATTCTGGTATATCAGGCTACTCAGGTATATCAGGCTACTCAGGTATATCAGGCTACTCAGGCTATAGTGGTATTAGTGGTTACTCAGGTATATCGGGGTATTCAGGTTATAGCGGTGCTGACGGTATTTCTGGGTATTCTGGTATATCAGGCTATAGCGGTATAAGTGGCTATAGCGGCATATCAGGCTATTCTGGTTATTCGGGTATTTCTGGTTATTCGGGTATTTCTGGCTATTCTGGTTATAGCGGTATTATAGGAGAGTCTGGAACTTCTGGTTATTCTGGTATATCAGGTTATAGTGGTATAAGTGGTTATTCAGGTTATAGTGGTATATCAGGCTATTCCGGGGAATCAGGTTATAGTGGTATATCAGGTTATAGCGGTATATCAGGTTATTCTGGTTACAGCGGTACATCTGGTTATTCTGGTTATTCCGGTGTATCTGGTTATTCAGGTATTTCAGGCTATAGCGGCATAAGTGGTTACTCAGGTGTTTCTGGCTATAGTGGCTATAGCGGTATTAGTGGGTATAGTGGAGACGCTGGAACTTCAGGCTATAGTGGCGGTGTTGGGCAATCTGGTTATAGTGGTATTTCTGGTTATAGTGGTGCATCTGGTTTTAGCGGCTTTAGTGGTGCCCCAGCAGTTGGGGTAGTTTATTACCCGACTACTTCTGCAGCTGATATAGCTAATTTTAATTACTATGATGTAGTACCTCAATCAGGCGCTGAAACAACATCGACTACATTTATTGCTATTACTGACAATTATAAAACAGTAATTTCAAATATTACTCTTACCGGAGAGCCCGGTACTACTAGTATACCTGTAGGTACTTGGGTCTTTGATACTTATTATAGTTTAGCGGGTTTAGGTTTAGGATTAGGTAAAGTAGTAAACCTTGCGTTTGAAATATTAAAATATAACGGCAGCACTTTAACAAGCTTATTTACGGCCTACAATGATGGGGCTATTACTACCAATGTTGCTTCAGGTTCACCTGCATCTTTATTAACAGAGTATGTAATTTCTACCCCAATTGCCTTAGATGCCACGGACCGTCTAGCGATTATAACTAAAGCTAGTACAAACGATACTAATACTATACAGTTTAACTTCCATTATCTAGGCGCAGACCATTATAGCGCTGTACGAACCGGTATATACCGCGGAGCTGTAGGCACATCTGGTTTTAGCGGCTACAGCGGTATTAGTGGTTATAGTGGTATAAGTGGTTATTCTGGTCCTTCAGGTTATTCCGGTGGGTCTGGTTATAGTGGCTATAGTGGTATAAGTGGTTATTCTGGTACAAGTGGTTATTCCGGTATATCTGGTTATAGTGGACCTCAAGGTACAGTAGGCACTCAAGGCCCTACCGGTACGTCGGGTTATAGTGGTATATCAGGCTACTCTGGGCCACAAGGTGCTATTGGTACCTCAGGCTACTCAGGTATAAGTGGTTTTTCTGGTATATCTGGTTATAGCGGTTATTCAGGTATACCAGGCGACTCGGGCACATCAGGTTATTCTGGTATATCAGGCTACTCCGGTATAAGTGGTTTTTCTGGTATATCTGGTTATAGCGGTTACTCCGGTATAAGTGGTTTTTCTGGTATATCTGGTTATAGCGGTTACTCTGGTATATCAGGCTATTCTGGTCCACAAGGTACAGCTGGCGCCCAAGGTACTACTGGTACTCAAGGCATTACCGGAACATCTGGTTTTAGTGGTGTATCGGGGTATTCTGGTTTATCAGGGTATAGTGGTTACTCAGGTATAAGCGGCTTTAGCGGACCTCAAGGCACTACTGGTACTTCAGGCTTTAGCGGTATATCGGGTTATAGTGGTATAAGCGGCTTTAGCGGTCCTCAAGGCACTACTGGCACGCAAGGCACTACTGGTACTTCAGGCTATAGCGGTATAAGTGGTTATAGCGGTATATCTGGCTACTCTGGACCGCAAGGCACAACCGGTACTCAGGGTACTACTGGCACTTCAGGCTTTAGTGGTATATCTGGCTATTCAGGCATATCAGGGTATAGTGGCCCACAAGGCACTACTGGCGCACAAGGCGTAACCGGCACTCAGGGTACTACTGGTACTTCAGGCTTTAGCGGTATATCTGGATATTCTGGACCGCAAGGTACTACTGGCGCACAAGGCGTAACCGGCACTCAGGGCACTACTGGTACATCAGGGTTTAGCGGTATATCAGGATATTCTGGCCCACAAGGTACTACTGGCACTCAAGGCACTACTGGCACTTCAGGCTTTAGCGGTATAAGTGGTTATAGCGGTATATCTGGCTACTCTGGCCCACAAGGTACTACTGGCACGCAAGGCACTACTGGTACATCAGGGTTTAGCGGTATATCAGGATATTCTGGCCCACAAGGTACTACTGGTACGCAAGGCACTACTGGCACTTCAGGCTTTAGCGGTATAAGTGGTTATAGCGGTATATCTGGCTACTCTGGCCCACAAGGTACTACTGGCACTCAGGGTACTACTGGTACTTCAGGCTTTAGCGGTATATCAGGATATTCTGGCCCACAAGGTACTACTGGTACGCAAGGCACTACTGGTACGCAAGGTACTACTGGCACTTCAGGCTTTAGTGGTATAAGTGGTTATAGCGGTATATCTGGCTACTCTGGCCCACAAGGTACTACTGGCACTCAGGGTACTACTGGCACTCAGGGTACTACTGGTGCCCAAGGTATTACAGGCACGCAAGGCACTACTGGTACATCAGGGTTTAGCGGTATATCAGGATATTCTGGCCCACAAGGTACTACTGGCACTCAAGGCACTACTGGCACTTCAGGCTTTAGTGGTATATCTGGCTATTCCGGTGTTAAAGGTGCAACCGGCTCTCAAGGAGCAACTGGCGCACAAGGTACTACTGGCACTCAAGGCACTACTGGCACATCAGGCTTTAGTGGTATATCTGGTTATTCTGGCCCACAAGGTACTACTGGCGCTCAAGGCACTACTGGCACTACTGGTGCCCAAGGTATTACCGGGACCCAAGGCACTACTGGCACTTCAGGCTTTAGCGGTATAAGTGGTTATAGCGGTATATCTGGCTATTCCGGTGCAAAAGGTGCAACCGGCTCTCAAGGAGCAACTGGCGCGCAAGGCACTACTGGCACTACCGGTACCCAAGGCACTACTGGTGCCCAAGGCACAACCGGCACTCAAGGTACTACTGGTACTTCAGGCTTTAGCGGCATAAGTGGTTACTCAGGTGTTTCTGGCTATTCCGGTGCAAAAGGTGCAACCGGCTCTCAAGGAGCAACTGGCGCGCAAGGCACTACTGGCACTACCGGTACCCAAGGCACAACTGGCGCACAAGGCACAACCGGCACTACCGGTACCCAAGGCACTACTGGCGCACAAGGCACAACCGGCACTCAGGGTACTACTGGTACTTCAGGCTTCAGCGGTATAAGTGGTTATAGCGGTATATCTGGCTATTCTGGTGCCAAAGGTGCAACTGGCTCTCAAGGAGCAACTGGCGCGCAAGGCACTACCGGCACTACCGGTACCCAAGGCACAACTGGCGCACAAGGCGCAACCGGCACTCAGGGTACTACTGGTACATCGGGCTTTAGCGGTATATCTGGCTATTCTGGCGCCAAAGGCACAACTGGATCTCAAGGTGCGACCGGCACCCAAGGTAATACTGGCGCCCAAGGCACTACCGGTACCCAAGGTATAACTGGTACATCGGGCTTTAGCGGTATTTCAGGTTACTCTGGTGCATTTGCGGGCACTGGTACAACAAATTATGTAGCTAAGTTTACTGGTGCAAGTTCATTAGGTAATAGTCAGATATTTGATAACGGTACAAACGTCGGTATTGGTACTCAAAGTGCCGCTTATAAATTAGAAGTCAGTGGTTCATTTGCTGCAACTACTAAGTCTTTCGTAATTGATCACCCAACTAAGCCTGGTAAGAAATTAGTATACGGTGTTATAGAAGGCCCTGAGCATTCGGTCTTTATACGTGGTAAAACCACTACAAATGTAATACCTTTACCAGAGTATTGGTTTAATTTAGTAGACGAAGAAACAATTACCGTTCAACTCACACCTATAGGCGCATTTCAAAAGCTTGTAGTCTTAGAAGCAAATAGTAGACAAGTCACTATTAAGAATGATAGTATGCTTGACTCTCTAATTGATTGCTACTTCTTCATACAAGCAGAACGTAAAGACATACCAAAATTAGTAACGGAGGTGTAACATGGCAACAAACTATTCTCCAAGAGTAGTAACCGATGGCTTAGTGATGTGTTTAGATGCTGGTAATCAAAAAAGCTATTCAGGATCTGGTACTGCTTGGAATGATTTAAGCTTTACAGGTAACAATGCAACTTTAGTTAATGGACCGACTTACAGTGGTGCAAATGGCGGAGCAATTACTACTGATACTGTTGATGATTATATTTCAGTTAATAATAGCTCTTCTTTACAATTAACAACTGGCTTTACAGTTGGTATGTGGGTTAAGTTTAATAATGCTATAGGGGTATCTTACAAAAATCTTATAGGAAAACCTACATATACTAAGTACGGAATAATTATTGAGTGGTATGGTAATAATCCGTTATTACCAGATTTTATTTCAACAGGAGGCGCAAGAAATACTGGACCCGGGCTACTTTATCCTTCATTAACTAATTGGAATTATGTAGTACACTCTTACGATAAAAACGGAGGCGCCAATAACCAACGATTTCATGTATGGCATTCAGGAACATATACCAGCGCATATGCTACGCCCGGTGCGCTTAATATAGAAACATCGACAGACCCTCTTTATATAGGAGGAGCCGGAGCTGGTTTAACAATAAGTTGCGTGTGGGTTTATAATCGTGGTATAACTAATAATGAAGTACTACAAAATTACAACGCAACTAGATCTCGCTTTGGATTATAATTTATGTACAGCGCTCGTGAATTCATGATAATAAATTCTTCTCAAATCAGCGCTGTTGATTTTGAGCAAGTTTTAGAAACATCTCCAGAAACTTTAAGGTATTCTGTTGACAAATCACTAACCCTTTTTAAATGGGACAATAATAAAACTAATGGTATCCCTTCAAGTATTGCTAATATACCTAGCGAGTATAAACAAGGGCCTTATAACTACGAAGAAATGATGATAGAGTTAAACTCTCCTGTCTGGACCCAGCCTACATCAGGTATATAAGTAATAATATGGGGTATAATAACGGACCAAAAATAGTAACAGATCGTTTAGGGCTGTATATTGACTCGGGTAATATTAAAAGCTATTCGGGAACTGGTACAGTATGGAATGATATGACTAATAACGGGTTAAATTTTTCTGGGTCTGCTTCTTATATAACCCCGTTAAGCGGAGCATCTGCTGGCTATACCTGGTCGACCGGGACGACAAATTTATTAGACACCGATCAACATTCAATATTTTTTAGAATACGGTTTAATTCTACTGCTGGTAATTCAACTGGTACTACTGGAAGCTGGGAAAAAATATTTACTTATGCTCCGGCTACAACTGATAGAAGCCCGGGGGTATGGAGATGGCCAAGTAATAGATGGATACACTGGAGATACGATCCAGGCAATACCGGTTGCGATTTTGGGTATAATAGTATTACTTTAGATTCTAATAGTGAGTTTCCGTTAAACACGTGGTTTTATATAGGGGTAACTAAAAATGCAAATGAAACAATAAATTATGTTAACGGGAAACGAATAGGGGCACAGTACCCGACTAGCAATAAAACATCTGGTTCGTCGCCAATTTATATATTTGAATATTACACTAATCCGTTATGTAATGTTGATAATATGTTTATATACAATAAAGTTTTAACTGATTCAGAAGTATTACAAAACTACAACGCATTAAAAGGAAGGCTTGGTTTACCGTGAGTATATTTGGAGGGCCTAAAGTTGTTACTGACAATTTAATACTTTGCTTGGATGCAGGTAATAAAAAAAGCTATCCTGGTTCTGGTACTGTATGGTACGATTTAACTCCAAACAATAATAATTTTAATATAATTGCTACCGCATATAATGCAGCAGGTTATATGGACTTTAACGGGGCATACGGTTGTGCTAAAAATAGTACAGATATATCTTTATCCGATGCTACTGGTGTAACGTATCATATTGTTACTCGAGTTAAAAATTCGACTGCTGAATGGAGAACTCTTACTCGCTCCTACGATGCCGATCACCAAGTCATTATAGAAAGCGGCGGTTGGAATATAGGTATGTATGATAATAATGGTGCCGGGTTCTTAGGTACAGGTTTTTCCCAGCAAAATTTACCAGGCAACGGCACTACCACCTGGATACAAATATACTGGAGGTGGCAGTCCTCTTCTCCGTATTATCAATTTAGTTACAATGACTCTCCTACAGTAACTAGAGGTACCATTGCTGACGCTAATTCTAGATACAATAGAGGTTTTGGATCTTTAGGGGCTTATCATAATGGTAGTACTGACCCTGCTAATTCGTCTCAGTACTGGGGAGATATAGCATACTTTGCGGCTTATAATAGGTTTTTAAATAATTCAGAACTACTTCAAAATTATAATGCATTAAAAGGAAGGTTTAAACTATGACCACTAAAGCAGACGTAAAACAGATGTGCGATGCAATAATTGGACAGTTATTCTGGTTAGATACTGAACCAGATAGCGAACTGATACAGCAAATGAAAATATATCGTCAAAGTTTAATTAATTACCCCAACACCTATGTAGAAGGTACTATGACTATATTCCCTTTAGACCCTAGAATAAAAATATGAGTATAGCCGGCGGCCCAAAAATAGTTACAGATGGCCTAGTACTATACTGGGATATGGCTGAACCTGACTGCTACCCGGGGTCCGGTACTACTATATACGATTTATGTCGTAATTATGACGGCACTCTTTTTAATTCTCCTACTTTTTCAAGAGCTAACGGTGGTATATTAACATTTAATGGTAGTAGTAGTTATGTAACTGGTACCACTGCTAATTTTTCTACTACAAATTGCACGGTCATGGGTGCTGCAAAATATAACGGGTCGAATGGCCGTATGATAAACGGCGCCAACAATAACTGGTTGATGGGCCATTGGGGTAATTCAGTAGGTAATTTTTACGCAGAAGGCTGGATAACCGGGGTGGGGGCCGGTGGTACCGATAATAACTGGAAAATATATACTACTTTAAATAATTATAGTTCTGATTCTTGGGGATTTTATATTAATGGTGCTCCAAATACTTTGGCCAGCACAGGCGGATCTCAGGGACCGAACGGTATTGCTATAGCAAGATATAACCCAGGAGCTACAGAATACTCAGATGGCAGCTTTTCTTTTTTAATGATTTACAATAGACTATTAAATGCATCTGAAATATTACAAAATTATAACGCTTTAAAAGGACGGTTTAATATATGAGTTACAATAACGGACCTAAAATAGTTACCGATAATTTAGTGTTATATTTAGATGCAGGTAACACTAAAAGCTATCCTCAGCCAAATGAAGCCTGGGTAGATTTAAGTAATAGCGGTAACAATGCTAACGGCGCCGGCTTTCCCGGCGCCAGTAGCCCGGTATTTTCTACTGATGGTAAAGGTTGTTTTGATTTCAGCGGGACTACAGGGGGTAGCGCAGCTGCAGCCTCAACAGGTTTTACGTTTGCTTCTAATATGGTACCTACTACAGGTAACTTTACTTTTGAATGCTGGATTAAAAACCCGCCCGCGGCAGGTCAGACAGGTTTGTTTAGTAATGCTAGTGGCGGGGATGGGTATAGATTTGGACCTGGGTATGATGGTACA